GTGTTCAGACATTAGGACACGATGCTGTCGAGCCAGTTCGCGTAAACCACCTGGGATGTCCCAGGCGTCAGGCTAAAGGGTTGGATGTCGGGGACCTCACAAAGCGGATATAGGTTCCGGACGCGAGTCCGTTGGTTTGGTTGGCGCTGATTCCGAAGGATGTGATGTTCGTCGTGCTGTCGTTGTAACGACCCGAGGAAATGAATGCGGTCTTGGATCCCAACTTCATCGCGTAAAACGTCTCTGTCGACAGAGAGCGGACACGCCCAGATCGTGCGTTGATGTGGCCGCGGAACTGAATGAAGTCACCCGCCGACCACGTGGTCGGAGAGGATCCGTTCTGGCAGAACTTCCAATCGGTGCGCGTCGTGCCGCCAACGGATCCGTTCGAGCAGAACCAGTCGAGATTCGTTTCTGACCCGTTCACCAGGAGAGCGATGACGGTGGAGCTGACGGCGATATTGATGTCCATGATGATGCGATAGTCGCCATCCAAATCGCCGTTGAGCCCGGTCAGCGTGAGCGTTGTCGCCGCGGCTTGCAGGCTCGTCGACACCTCGCTGGGCATTCCGCTGAGCGTAGAGCTGCTCATCCGATGCTCGTCGTGGTCACGCCAGTGACCGGGTTGGTGTAGAGCGCTGCCAGCCAGTTGCCGCCGCCCAGCGCCGCCACGATGCTCGCGTTGTCTGGAACCTGCACGTCGGTTTTGCTCAGGTAGAACACGCGGAACTCGGCAACGCAGAACGCCTCCGATCCCGTCGATAGGCTGTTCGTGTTGAACGCGATCAGCTGGTTGGTGCCAGAGCTGATCCCATCGAGGATGAAGCGCGATTGCGTCAAGTCGGCCACCGTCGTTGTGTCCATGTCGGACTGCCACTGGCAGGAGAACCGCGCCTCCCAGATTTCGCCCAGCTTTTGGTCGGTGACGCGCGACGCGCCCTGGAATACGACCACGCGAATCCCGCTTGTGCTCGCGCCGTAGTTGCTCGGGTTCTCACAGACGTCACCGAGCTTGATGCAGTCGGAGGCCGCATTGCGGAGAACACCCTGACGGTCGCCGTCGCCCAGTGCGCCGCCCGGTCGGCTGTACAGCAGACGAACCGTGACGGTGGCGTTGGTGATGTTCGATCCATCGCCCCAACGCGTCTCGCGGGGACCGATGCTCGGCATGTCGAGGAAGTACATGCCGTCAGGCGCACTCGCTGGCTGCTCGTCGAGCGTGAATCGGTAGTTCGCGCGCGTGAACTTGCCGCTCGACGGCGACGCGTTGACCACGAGCTCGACGTTCGCGGCAAACTGGGCGAGCACGTTTGATGGAAGGACAACACTCACGCCATCCTCACGAAGGAGTGATCCCGTAATAGGCGTTGATGCTCGCGTCCCATTGCGGCTGCGTGGGTGCGGCGCCGGCGTAGCACCAGAGCTCGCAGAGGTCTCCCTTGAGCCAGTTCGCTGGCGTCGAGTCCGCCATGAGCGTCAGTTGCGATATGCCCTGCGCGCCGGTGCTGATCGCGCCGGTGCCTGTGCCATCCAGCGATCCACTCGAGGACGCGCCGTTTTCCGCGAACATGATCGAGTGGTACTTGTTCGCTTGCATCGTCAGCGTCGATGTCACCGTGGAGCCGGCGTAGAACTGCACGTTGCCCGGGCTGCCGACCGCGATGAAGACTTCCTGGCTGGTGAGTGAGCCGAAGAAGACCTGGGCCGAGCCGGTCAGGTCCGACTTCACCAACGCGAACCAGGTGAGCGGCTGCACCTGAGCGGTGAACGATGCAGTCGCAACCGACTGGCCACCGGCGCCTCGCACTGCCGAGCGTCCGTTGATCTGCGTGCCCACGTTTCGAATGAACGTCGGGCGCGATCCTCCGGTCGCCTGCGTGGCATCGCCAGCGGTGCCGAGCGATCCAAGGTTCGTCCACGTGCTGAACTGCAAGCCATCGGCAAAGCCAACGTTTGACTGACCGTTGATGTTCGACGCCGAGTACCCGAGGATCGCGGTGAAGCCGAGAGGCGGCACGAAGATCCCTGAGCTACTGCTGACAGCCGGGTACGCGCCGATGCGGTAGCCGCCACCCGGGCGATAGCCGCCGGCATATGGATCGCGGTAGTTGCTCACGCGCGCTCCACGGTCGCGACCACGAACCCGCCGTCATCGATGCCAGACGTCCGGCCGTCCTGGTCGTTGTCGGCTGGCAGTTGCTGCTGGAGGTCCATAATCAGGGCCTCGTATTCCTTCTGGAGCTCGTCCATCTGCGGCTTCCAGTCCTCGCCGAACGAGAACCGACGCATCAGCCAGAACTTACGCGCGACCGCGCGGCGAAACATGTCGGTTCCGATGAACACGTGCGCGCGGTTCTTGCCCCCGAGGTCGAGCAGGAACATGTCCCTCGCCTCTTTCAGCGCGGCGGGGATGTCGAGCTCGGCGTCGAGCGCCTTCCCCGCCTGTGGAAACACAATACGGAGGTCTGTCTCATCGCACCCCTGCTCGGGGATCTTGCGCAGGTAGCACTCGACGTGTTCGGTCTGGATATCAGAGCCGTCCTGCGGGTCGAAGTCGGCAAATCCCTTCACCCACGTCTGATCGCACGCGGCGCTCGAGACCGAGTAGGACGCGCGCAGCCCCTTGACCGTCGTTCCCATCGCGTGCGCGGCGAGCAGGGGTCCGATCAACGTTGCGGTCGATGCGCTCAGGCTCTGAACGGTCACTGTCTCGGCGATGCTGGTGGTTCCCGCGCCTGAACCAACGCGGTAGCGGCGCCCGACAACGCAGCTGGTGGCGTTGGCGAGCGCGATATCGGTGTCGCCGATGGCCGCCGGCGCCGCGAGCGTGGTGTTGAACGCATCGATCGTGCACGCCGCTGCGCTGACCTTAGCGACGCCCTGGCTCGTGTAGACCGTGACGACGCAGCTCGCGACCTGGCGGTCGAGAAACTCCGTCTCGATTGAGCCACCACGATTCTTCGTGACCACCTGAATGGCCATCGTGGTTACTCCAGCGGAAAGCCGATGTACGTCGAGACGACCGGGCTCGTGCCGCCGGGCGGCCCGATGCGAGTCGCGAGGCGGGTGTAGTTCTCGCCGGAGACGCCGAAGACCTCGGCGAGGGTGATACGAGTCGCCGACGACGACCATTTTGAGGTGTCGGACGCGATTGAGCCACCGGCGTTGAGGCTCGCCAGGTAGACCCATGTCGACGTCGCCCACGTGGTGGACGGGTTGGTGTAGCCGTAAAGGCCCACCGTGAGGCTCAGCGTGCCGCTGGCGGCCGTGTAGTCGACGCCCACGTGCACGCGGCTGCCGTTGCGGCCGGTGTACGCCGGGATCGGCACGCCGTCGGTGGCGAGCGATGGGAAGACCGTAACGGCCGTCGAGCCGTTGAGGTCGCGGGTCCACTGGATCGGGGCCTCGTGAATCTGCACGCGAGACATCAGGCGGCCTCCTTGGCGGCGCCGGCGCGCTTGGCGCGCACCCGGGCGGTCTCCTCGGCCTCGAACGCGAGCTGCGGAGTGTGGTCGATGCAGAGCGTGCCGTTGATCGCCTTGAGCGCCATCTTCGGTTGGCACTGGGCCCGCAATGCCTGCACGCGCTCGCGGATGCCCGGCGCGTTGTCGTCCCAGGAGCGCTCCCACTCCGCCTGGTTGTAGGCCAGGCGGCCAGACTCCTTGATGTGGCAGGTGTCGAAGCGCGCGTCGGCCAGCACCTTGTAGCCGTTGGCCCGCATACGGGCGCAGAAGTCGTAGTCCTCGCCGGTGTTGTTGACGATGCCCCAGCGGGTCATGTTGAAGGTGAACCGGAACAGCGTGTGAGCGCCGTCTTCCTTGTCGCGCAACTCGCGAAGCGCCGACACGCGGATCATCATGAAGCCGGTCGCGATCCCGCTGACCGCCATCGGCGCCGGCGGAAGCCCGCTCACGACGTGGCAGTTCTCCTCGGGATAGTCCGGATGGCTCATCACTACCGCGGGAATCATCGGGCTCTCGCGCAGGTAGACCGCGCCGATCACGCCAACGTCCTTCTCGCGATAGAAGACGTCATGCCAGACGTCAAGCGGGTTGCCGACCTTGGATGAAGGGTTCACGACGAGGTCGTCGTCGTGCATCAGCAGGTAGTCGTAGCCGTCATTGATGGCGTGTTCGGCGATCGTCGAACGCGCCATCTGGACGGGGCCGGCGGCAAACAGGAAGTCGTGCACGTTGCGCTCGAACGAGCGGCACGTGAGCTCGATCGTGCGAGCCGACGCGACGAACGCGGGATGCGGATGCTTCCCGGTCGGCGTGGCATAGAGCAGGCGGTCGGCCATCAGATCTCCAGCGGCAGAATGGTTCCGTCGACGAGGCGGTATTTCTGGTGCGTGCTGAGCGTCTTCTGATCCCAGCCGCCAGGCACCGCGACCGGCATGCGCGAGACAACGGGGGCGCCCACCGCGACAACGCCCTTGACGATCTCACCGGCGCGCGCCGGGTAGGACGCGATCAGGCGAGCGATGACGCCGGCCATCGGATCGGGAGCGGCGGCGGACGGAGGCGCAGGAACGATCGGGGCTTCCGGCTCGGCCGGCTCAGCCTCGATCACGACGGTCACGTCCGCCGGCGGCGCCGATTCCTCGACGTCAGACGGGGCGGTTTCCTGCGACTCCTCGCCGTCCATCCTAGTAGCCGACCAGCTCGATGTTGCAGGTGATGTTCGAGATGTTCGCGACCGTGTTGTCGACGAGCAGGCCGGCCTTAGTGGTCGCGGACAGCCCGATGTTGAACAGCTGGATGACGGCGTTCGTCGACGTCGCGTCGCCGCGGAACTTGCCGGTCGACACGATCCCGGAGTTGTCGGTCGACACCGACTGCTGAACGCTGGTGATGACGCCGCCCAGGAACTTGTTCGGGAAGTAGGTCGCGACCGAGAACGTCTCGCCGCCGGTGCTGTACGGGTTGGTGAAGCTCAGGGTTCCGTAAATGCGCTTCTTGCCGTCGGCGTTGTTGCAGGTGTCGCTGGTGTCAATGATGGTGAAGGTGACGCTCATGGGAGTCTCCTACGGATGAGCCGGCGCGGGGCCGGTCGATTTGGACTTGTTGGTCGGCGCCGGCTGCGACGCCGTCATGCGCTCGAGGAGGTCGTTGTAGATGTCGAGCACCTCTGACGGTGCATCGGGCTGCCTCGCCCGCTTCTCGATCCACTTCCACTCCACGATCGATCCCTGGTTGGTGCCGCGAGACGACAGGTTCCGGGACGGCCACCCTTCGCGCCGAAGCACGTTGCGGGCGAGCCGTTCCGGGTACGCATCGGTCACGACGGCATCGTTGCCGAAGCTCTCGCTGAACTTCTGCGGCGCGGCCTCGACGGTCGTTCCGTAGATGTTGCGATTTCCCCAGCGCGAGATCTTGATGACCCCGTTTTTGTCGATGGCTATGAGACGCACAGGTCCGACGTCGAGCGCGTTGCCCACCGATTGTGGGATCCCGTTCTGGCTGGAAATGCCGTCGAGGATCTCGAGCGCCATGGTCCGGATCGGCTCTGGAGCCATGAGCACCTCGGTGTACGTGAACGAGAGGTCTTTGAGAGCTCGCAACACGGTCTGCCTGACGGCTTCCCGCTGCTTGCTCGCGACCGGCTCGTGAATCACGCTGAAATCGAACATGTGCGTCTCTCCTTGGGGCGGCGGGTTACGCCGTCAGGGTGGTGACCTTCCAGTTTTTCTTCGGGTTCCGGCAGCCGAGGCCCCACGCCCCGGTCAGCAGGAACTTGCTGGAGTCGTCGGTCTTCGCGATCGGGTCGACGCGCCACTCGCGCATGCGGCCCAGGAAGAACGTCGGCATGGTCAGGCCGAGGAAGATCGAGTTGGTCAAGTCGCGGATCGGCTTGATGTCGATGTTCCCGTACTTGATCCCGTTCACGATCGAGCCGGTGTTGAGCGACATGTTCGGCTGGCTCGGATCCATGCGGATCGAGTTGTTCGCCGTGCCCGGGTTTCCGATGATCCCCTTCAGCTTGTTGACCTGCTTCCACGACGTCCAGATCTCGGTGATCTGCGCGGCGTAGTCGGAGTCGCTCGAGTTCTGCATGGCGCCGTCGAGATCGGAGATCGCAACGGTGGTTGTCCCGCCAACGACCTCGTACGCCTGGAACCAGGAGTAGGTCGAGCGGTTCAGGCCCGCGATGGTGCCCGAGCTGTCGACGATGCCCTGGATGCCGACGGGCGCGGTCAAACCGGTGCCAAGGCAGTCGGTCGAAACGCGGTCGACGAGGTCCTCGGCCGCCATCGTGAACTCGAGGCCGAGCTGATCGAAGAACGCAGTCTCCAGGCTGCCGTTGAGCAGCTGATCCTGGGCGTGGCCCGTGAACTGGATCTGCGCGCGGTAATAGGCCGCGCCCCACTGGGCGGTGAGGTAGCTCTGCGAGCCGGCGGCCCCGAGCGCGTCACCTTCCGAGTAGGTGCCCACCGACGCGTTGCCCGCGTAGTGGTGCTTGACGTTCAACGTCGATCCGCCGGTGAACGGCGTCGGCGGCCCGAAGTTTCCGAGCACCTCGTTGTTCTTGAAGAGCGACTCGACAACGCCCGACATCGCCTGTTGGCGAAGGGCATCCTGAATGGAGCCTACGGCCCCTGAAGCGGCAGCTGCGGTTACGCCAGCCATGGGATTCTCCTCTTACGGTCCGACCCTCGGCAGCTGACCCTTGGCCTTCAGATCGGCCATGATCGCTTCGCCGAAGCTCTTGTATTTCGGCGCTTCCGTTCCGTTGGTCTTCGCCTTGTCGTCGGTCTGGGCATCGCTGCCCTTCCCGCCGGCGGCGGCCCGCGGCTCGGTTGCGGTCGTCCCTGCGCCGTCTTTGTGCGCCGGGTTTTTGAGGTAGTCCTTGGCCTTCAGAATATCGCCGACCAGATCCTCGACAGATCGACCGTTCTTCACGGTGACCACGCCCTCATCGTCGACCTCGAGATGCGGCTCGGCGAACATCGCGAGCGCCTCGGAGTCTCGGACCTGGGTCATGAAAGGCATCAGCGCGTCCCGCTTGGCGATCTTCTGCAATCGCCCCGTGAGCTCGCCGCCGCGGCGCTTCTCCTTGTCGAGTTCCTTGACCGCCTTGTCGTGCGCGGCCTTGAGCTTCTCGGCCTCGCTGACGGTCTTCTCCGTCGAGGCCAGGCGTTCCTTGACGCTGCCGAGATCATCGAGAGTCTCAACCCCGAGCGAACCCAGGATTTCGGCCTTCGCTGCCTCGACTGCCTTCGAGATCGCGCCCTTCGAACGCTTTTCGACCGCGGCGAGAAACTCGCCCTCGGTCTTGAACGTCACCGCCGGCTTCGGATCGGCCGCTGCCGCCCCGCCACCTTCGGCTCCGCCCGCTGCGCCCGCGCTCTTGTCGTCTGCGTCTGCCATTGACTAACCTCGCCCCGGATCGGCGGCCCCGGTTGCCGTACCAGCCTTGGCTTTCGCAGGCGGCTGTTGCCTTGACCCGGCATTGGGCGGCCGGTTCGCGGTGGTATTACCCATTGGATTGACCGCCTGTCCTTGTGCGCCCGTCCCGTCAAGAGGTTTCGATCCGGGCACCGTTGCGCCAACCGCGGCGGCGCTTGCGCCCTCGGTTCCGACGGTTGGCGTCACGCGCTCTCCGGCTCCGGCCATCGCCGCGTCCGCCAGCTGCGGATCGGGCTTCGGCTTCATGGTCGCGACCAACTCGTCGAGCTCGTCAGGCGGCAGCTCGGCGTATTTCTTCTTCACCAGGTCTTGACGCGCCTTCAGATCGACTTCTGGCGACAGTCCAATCTTGTCGAACTGCAAGAACTCCTGGATCTCGTCGGTGAAGCTGCGCAAATCGAAGTCGTCGGCGTACTTGATTTGCGTCTTGTCGTTCGCCTTCAACGATCCGCCTGAGTCATAGGCTTCGAACATCGCCGCAAGGCGCGTCTCAAACGATTGCGCCTCGGTCGCGATGTCACCGAGGATCGAGCGCTTGTCTTCGTCCTCGAGCTCGAGCGCATCGACGCTCGACTTCTGCATCGAGCCTTCCTGGCGACCGCGCCCGACGCCGAGCATCTGGCGAAGCTGATCGATGCCGGCCGCGATGAAGTTCATCAGCGTCTCGGCGCACTTCGCGTCGGGGCTGACGTACGTCGGGACGGCGTTGGTCTGTTGCGGGTCGTACCCAAAGACCGTGTTGAGCCCGATCTGCAGCACGTCGATGCGCTTGTCGGGCACCGCCAACCACGAGAACGTTTGCTTGTATCCGATCTCGTCCTTCAGCGACGAGTAGTTGTAAATCGCATTGGCCAGCTTGCAGGCGTCGGCCATGAGCGGCGTTCCGTCGGGAAAGACCGCCTCCTTGTCGCGCTGGCAGTAGAGCGGAACGAACGGCACCTTGCCTGCGCTGTGCGTTTTGCGACCGACGACGTTCTCGGCGCCCGTGGGCCCGACCTCATACGTCGTGACCATCTCCGCGTCCCAGACACGAAAGCGGTAGACCGGCGTGATCTTGTCCTTCCAGGTTCGCTTCGCCTCGGTGTAGACGAACTGCTTGAGCCACTCGACATCGCCGCGGTCGTCGACGCCCCAATCGAAGATGTCGAGCGGGCTCACCCAGTACGCGTATGGATCCTTGTCGACGCCCTCGGGGTTCTGGTCGACGCACGCCCAGACGATGCCGAGCACCTGAGCCCAACGCAGGCCCTCGCGCATGAACTCGTCAATCTTCTCTTCGCGATCGCAATCGACGCCGTCCCAGAACTTCTTGATCGCGTCCGATCCTTCACGCGTCGCCACCTTTTTGGTTGCGTGCGCGACGAGCGATTTCGTGATCGGCCCGATGAAATTGAGGTAGTGGGCGCGCTTGCGACGGTTCTCGAACTCCCAGCTCTTCTCGCGGTTGTGGCGGAAGAGCACGGACTGGATCGGCAGCGACTTGATGCTGAGATCGTTGATGCCGGCGGCCGACGCGACGGGCAGTTGACCGTCGCTCGCGAGCGTGAGGATCGATGGCTCCTGGAAGTCGACGCTGAGCCGTGCGGGCCGGTAATATTCGCGGCCGCCGAGGTAGCTAATCCGGTAGAACTCGCGCCACCACCAGCGGACCTCGTACTCGGGATGGCGAAACGAGATCGAGCCCGGGACGTTCGGGCGGTCGAGCACTGCGGGCACAAGATTTAAAATCAACGCGGTGCTCCAGTGCGCCCAACGCCACACACGAACGCGCCGTATTGCTTGGCTGCCGCCTCTTCGTAGACGAACGCCGCCAGTTCCAAGTCATCGTAGCGGCCCAGGTGCGTGTTCTTGCCATTTGCCCGCATCTGGACGAGCCACTTTCCGCGGGCGGCGTCCCGCCCCACGCCTTTGTGGCCTGACTTGTTGTCACTGCGAAGCCCGCTGTTGTGGATGTTCTGCCCGCGGGTCGCGCGACGAAGATTGTCGCGACGATTGTTCAGACCGTTTCCATCGATGTGGTCGATATCATCGCCGTCAATGGCCAGGCCCATTCGCGACGCGATCTCCTGGTGAAGCGTGATTTTCCTGTATTGATAGAACCCGAGCTTGACGTGCCGCTTGGCATACCAACTCTTGCTCTTCGGGCTTTGGTTGGCGTTCCAGTTGAACTGCCCAAGATCGGCGTCCGCGACGTCAACGATCGCGGTCAATCCCTTCGTGAGCGGAATGAGACAGGCGTCGCCTTCGATTCGGGGCGGTCGTAGGATCATCGGCCCTTGACCGCCTGTCCTTGTTGTGGGCTGGCGTCAAGACACTTCGGTTGCGCATCCAGAGGGAATCGAACCCCCGACCTCTCAGGTCATTACGCTGAGCGCTCTGCCTCTGAGCTATGGGTGCAAATGGAGGGGCCGGGTGGATTCAAACCACCGACCTCCCGGGTCATTACTCCGGGTGCTCTATCAGCTGAGCTACGGCCCCACAAGCGCCGGAGGATGGAGATGAACCACCGTTTCCGCTTTCGCGGCGACTTACGGTTAGTCGACTCCGGCAAAGACGAACCTCGAAACAGCGGCAACTCCGAGAGATGCCGACGAAGCTGTGACTTCAGCGCAGGGCGCACGCCGATCGCCATGAGCGCACCGCGATAGGGCGCGTCCGGCTCGTGCACGGCCACATGATCCACGCCCGCGAGACTCAATCGTGCGCGCACACGGATCAGTGCGTCCTCGTTGGACACGCCAAGCACGATCGCGAACGTGCCTTCTTTGAGCGTGCCGTCACTCGACTCGCCGGCAGCGTGAACAAGCTGCGCAGCAAGAACGCCTGGCGGGAGATTCGTTCTGACCACCACGTAGTGCGTGATCGGGTCCGAGGTCTCAACCGGCCGGGCGCTAATGAGTGCTGGACATGATCCATACCTAAACGCGGCCCCGGACATCGTCAAGAACTTTCGATCAAGCCGCCACCCCGATCGCTTCGAAGTTCGCCCCGCGCAAGAGCGATGTGGTCGCGTATCTGAGCCCGTCCATCCCGTGATCAGGCTGCCCGTCGGCCGGCTCTTCGACCACCGCATCGCTCGCGCCTGATGCGCCCTTGGCCTGCTTCCACCGATACGACTTCATCTCAGCGATCAGGTTCTTGCAGTTCGGCGTAATGAAGAACCGCCCCTGGTGCTGGAGCGCGGCGAGTAACCGAATACCGGCCTTCACCGACCGCTGGTGCTCGTCGTACTTCGACGCAGTGAAGTTCTTGTGCCCGAACGCGTTGATGCCCGCGTCTTTGTAGCGAGCGATGTCGTCGGGCGCTTCGGGGTCGCAAGACCAGTCGTTGAACTTCCAAGCCTTGTTGAGCCCGAGGATCTCCGGGATCCACCAGTCCTCGACGAGCCGGTTGGTCTGATAGCGTTCGTCGACCACCCAGACGTCAGCGCGGCGAAGGTCCGTCGACGACGCGCCCACCACCACGGCCGCGCCTGGGTGCGAGAACCCCCAGTCCTGCCCGCCGGCGCGCGAGTAGAGCACGACGTTCTTGGGCAGCGGCTTGACCATCGTGTGCTCACTGAACTCGGAGTAGATCTGGCCGATGAACGCCTCACGGCTCGCCTCGAACTCACGGGCGTAATACTGCAGCGGGAGACGCGCTTTTGCGTCCGCGGCCTCAGCGACGAGACTCGGTAGTCGCGTGTTGTCGACCGTGCGCCAGCTATGGAAGCCGTAGCCTGGCACGCCGTCGCGCGCTGGCTTCTCGAACGCGCCCACCGTCCACGTCTGACCGAGCGGTGTCGTCGTGGCCTGCACCCAGCCGTTTTTATCCGCCACGCGGGCGCGCAGGTTGCCGTGCCACGCGTCGGACTTCATGCGGTCGGCTTCGTCGAGCCACAGGCCATCGAGACCGACGCTGACCAGCATGTTCGGATCGTGGGCGCTCTTGAATTCGATCAGGATGTCGCCCTTGAGCCACCAGCGGCCGGCGCCGTTGTCGGCGTGGTCGAGCAGATCGGGCGGCAGGAACTGCAGGAGGTAGCGCTTGGGCTCAGCGAGCAGCTGGTGCTCGGGAGCGACGACCCAGTAGTGCCCGCGCGGCCGCCGGTCCCACCACAGCGCGGTCCCACGGCGGGCGGCGCCGGGGTCGTAAGACAGCGCAGAGAGGCGCGGCCAGTCCTGGATCAAGACGTTCTTCCAGAACCGGCGCGCGCCTGTGTACGTCTTCGCACCGCGTGTGCCTGCGAGCGCCATGCAGAAGCGCGACGAGTCCATGAAGAATCGGTACGCGTGCGGGTGCAGCTGCACGCCGGCGAAAAGATCGACGTCGATTCGCTGAACGGAAATACTCACGGACACACGTCGGGTTGTGATCCGTTTCCGGATGCCCACTGCACTGATAGCTTTTCGTCGAGAGGGTCAGAGTGCCGACACGCAGAGAGCCGCCATCCCACAACCCGGCGGCGCCAACGATGGACGGCGCCAAAGAGATCGCTCGCCCTGCGTGGTGACCAAACCATGTTCAGTCCCGGTCGTTCGCCCCCGGCGAGTATGTCGTTGAGGTCGCTTGCCCGTCGTTACCGCCATCGTCCGGCTCGACGCGCGTGGAACCTAAAACGGATCTGCCCCCCGATGTTTCATGGCCCCCTTCATCAAAGGACATCGCAGGATTTCCCTGCGCATCATGTCGGGGTGGCTGATCCGAAAGCTTGTTGAACGCCAGCCGCCTGATCGCAGCGTGAAGTCGGTTCTCGCGGACTGACGTCGCAAGGGCAGGCTGATATGCCGACCACCGCCTGCGCGCATTGTCGAGCCACCTCGACTCAGAAATGGACGCCATGCCGCCGTTCTGGATGGCCAATCGTTTTCGCTTCCTCGGCGAGTTAGACGCCACTGGCGCTCCTTGCCGCAAGCGATCCCTCGGTCATCCGGATCTCGACGTCGAGTTCGCGGAGATCGTTCGCCGCGTCCGAGAGGCCGTGCCAGTCGCCAGCCTCGAGCTCGTCGCGCGCGTAGTCGACGAGGGTTTCTCGGCGGCGGCGCAACTCTGCGAGTCGCAGCACGCGGGGCTCGTCGTCGCGCTTGCTTGCCGCTTCCTTGGATCGCTCGTATTCCTCGCGGAGCAGACGCGATGCTTCGGCGGCTACTTTCTTCGCCACTTCCTCGCGACTCACGCCGACCGTACCGAGCGGGAATGGGGCCTCCCGTAGCTCGCCCATCGGAGACGCCGGCTCAACCTTAAGGCACTCGCGCCACGGCTCGCCCATTCCGTTCGGGCTCACGTCAACCATTCGGCTTGTCTCCCGTCGTCGTCGTCTCGGGCCCCACCGCCGGCGGCACGTCGCCCGCGAGCTCGGGCGGAACCGGCATGACGCCGTTGATGTGGATGTGCGTCTCGCGCGGCTCGTCGTCGGTCTTCTTCTCTTCGAACAAGCCCGCATGCCGACCGGCGAGCTTGACCATGCCGGGCTTGTCCCAGAGCTTGATCTCGAGCTCGCGAGTCACGTCGCCCGTCTTCGCGCTCACTGTGACCTTGCGCTTGATCGACTGGATGGCGCGGCGTCGCGACTTCGGCACGCCCTCTGACACCGACACCTTGCCCTCGTCGGTCATCTCGTAGTCGCCGATGTCGCTGAACGCCAGTAACGAGAGCTCCTCGAGTACCCGAGCCGCGGTGATGCCGGTGCGCCCTGAGCGCTTGGCCATCTCCTCGTCAACCCGTTCCCGAACCTTCGGAAGTGACAATAGCGCAGACCCTTGTTGTTCCGCGCCCTTAGGCGAGTACCCGGCGCGAATCGCGGCGTGAGTTCCGTTGAGATCGATGACGTATTCCTCAACGAATCTCGCCTGCTTGGGCGTGAGTACCTCGTCATCTGCTTCTGCATCGGCCACGGTTCCTTGACCGCCTGTCACTTCACCGCGCCGGCGTCAACGCCCCGGCACGCGACGCACCTCGCCGCGATATGCACTGACGCGGTGCCCGTCCTCGAACTCCACGGTCACGACCCCCGACATCGCCCCGAACGCGCTCGGGTCCGCCGCGACGTAAACGATGCGGCACAGGGAGCCGAAGCGGGCCGCCTCGAGTCGGCGCGTCCGCCAGCGGTGGCGGAATTGACTCGGCGGCGGGAACTTCGAGACCGTCGACTTCGCCATGATCACATTTCCGGCTTCCACTCGACCGAACCTCCATGCCGCCGACGTGTTCCCAGCGCTCTTTCAACGGTTGCCGCGATCGCCTCTTCGACTGTTGCCGCTTGGCAAGACAGGCCCCACGTCGCATCCTCGCCGCAGTCCCATGAGTTCTCTCCCTTGCCGGGGACTGGGATCGGGTTGGCCTTCAGGTCAACGTTCGCGCGCAACAGTCGCTGCGGGAACCAAAGCGGGCGCTTCCACGTGTCTTCGCGCAACGTGATCGTGCAGGGATATGACCGCTCGGGCATTGGAATCAGAGCGGTCGTCACCGATAGTTCGCGCTGGACGTACTTCTGCTTGCCGAGCAGCGTATCGAGCACATGCCAACATCCGTTGCGCCACTTCGGAGTCCGGCTCGACCATTCCATGGGATTCGTCCACACCTCCCACCAGATTGCCCAGTCGAAGATTCTGATGCTCGTCTGACGACCTTCGTACCCGTCCGCCGGCAGAAGCTTCTGCGCCAACCACGAGAACGCGCCACCGTCGAGCGTCAAGTAAAGCGAGAGGAGCAACGGAATTGCGAAGCTCAGCTGCACGCCGACGCCATCACTCCGATGAGCATTGAACTCGGCCGCGCAACGCCGGCCTCCAACGACCCACTCCCAGCCAACGACGGTCGACTCGCGATCGCGTGGTCCGAGATGAAGCCAAGCACGTCCGTGGCGGAGCGGAGAGCCCTGCCGATTGCCGGGCTTGTCGTTGAGATTCTGCCAATGAAAGTACATCTAACGCTCCTTCTCCCACGGCGGCCACTTCTGTTCCCTGATCTCCGCTACCGTTTCGCCCTTGGCGCGGAGGTAGATTTTCTCCCAACCGTTCTTGAGCCGGTACACGCGGCCGACCACGCGCTGACGCTGGCCCGCGATGCAGAACGGGCTCAGATGATGGTGCGCGCGGTCCACCATCTCTTTGATGTCGTCGTTGGAGCTCGGCGCTCGGCCATCCATTCCAACGCGCCCGTCGGGGCGCGGTAGCACGACCTCGACCCGTCCGTAACGATGGCACGACCGACACGCCCAGGGCAAGAGCCAGTGCCAGGCAACGTTGCCGCTTTCTAGAACGCGCGGGCCTTCGGCGTCGATGGGCGTGAATTTATTGCCCATCGTTAGTTCATTCTCGCAAACTCGCCGTGCAGTTCATCGGCGGCTTGCTCCCACGCGCAAATAGCTTCCTCGCGGGTTTGATAGCGACCGACAAGTCGGAAGACGCCTGCGCTGACTATGACCGCCTGCCATTTATTTCGATATCGCCAATTCCACCGCACGCCCTTATGGCCACTTGTGTTGTCTCGTCTCCTGGGCTTGTTGCGCGAGTTCTCCGCATGGGTCGCGGCGCGTAAATTGCTCCGCCTGTTGTTCATCGGATCTAGGTCTTTATGGTCCACTTCCTTTCCGTCGATATCGAGCCCAATTCGCTTGGCTATTTCGCGATGAAGACTGATTGAGTTCGCGCGATAGACGTGCCCGTCTTTCTTCGCCTGCCAATTGAACTCGCCCAAGTCCGCGTCCTCCAGATCGACGGCAGCCTCCTTGCCGCCTGTCAATCGAATGAACATGGTAGCGCCTTCGATCCTCGGTTCTCTTCTTCTCTTTGAGCTACCCATGCGTCACCACGGAATCACCGCCCCATTCGTCTCCCACATCCTCCGATGCTCCTCGAACGACTCGGCATTCGCGATCGGGTCGGTCGCGATCCGCGCCATGCCCCCGCCGGGGTTGACCGTGCGCGTGACCAGCGGCTCGAGTAGATCGTCGGTCATCGCGAGCTTCGAGAACTTGCCGACCTGCGCGAGCCAGGAACGCGCCTTCGACAGTTCTGACACGATCAGCTGCTCTCCCGTGCCCATGTTGAGCTCGTGATGCTGTGGCACTGCCGCGTGCTCAGCTAAATGCAGCCGCTTCTTGCCAGCAGCGTTCAGCCGGCCGAGCCACTCATTGTCGATGTGCCACTTGAACGACTCGTCCATCGGGCCCACGTCGCGCCAGGTCTGCGCGGGCATGATCCAACCCGACATCGTCGGGAAGTCGTTCACCCGCACGTAGCTGCCGTCGGGCGTGACCTCGCGCTGGGAGCACGACACAAAGCCGTATCCTTGGGCGAGCGCGGCGAGTTGATACTCGAGTTTCTGGGGGTGCCAGATGTCGTCGTCTTCGAGGAAGGCGAGGAAGTCGGGCTTCGCGCCCATAGCCATTTGCGCGGCAGCGTTGACCGCGGTGGCCTGTGAGTGGCCACCGATCGCAATGTGAGCATCGAACGGGCTGACGAGCTTCAGATCCTTGTCGTCGTCGTCGAGACCGGCGAACACGAAGATCGCGTGTTCCTGCGCGACGGTCTGACTCCGCACGCTCGCGATCGCCCGCTCGATGTAGAGAGCGCCGCGCTGGGATTCGGGGTTGACGGCGAGGCGGCTGGGGCAGACCACTGAGAGTTTCATCGTTTCTCCTTTCTCAGTCTGGACGGTCTATAGATCGCATCCTCGACGCTCCATCCTGACTTGAGACGTTTCGATATCGTTGTGCTCGGCGTACCGGTCCTGCGTTGCCACTCTGACAGCGACAATGTCTGCCCATCGCACGACAGAAGAGCCGTCGCTCTTGTATTTTGGGCCTGCTCCAATTGCGTGGCCCATCGACAATACCAAGGGCTATGAGCCTGGGAATTGCCGATGCGCTCAATCGAATGCTTCGGCGATGGCTTCGGCCCCATGTCGGACAGAAACGCCTCGAAGCTTTCGCGCCATTGCTGACAGACGACGATTCCACGTGCGCCATAGAATCGGTACCGATCGTTCGTCGGCACGTGGCATCGATATCGCATCGCCTGCCATGATCGATATTCCTTCGTTGGCTTGTACCCAACAGAATGGCCGTGCGTCTGATTAAAATGGGCCATCGATCTCCCTCACATAACCAGAATATAAGATGCTGACCACGCGCTCCGAGATTCGGTATTCTGGTCTGGTCGGTGACCATTGTCCGTGCTGGCCCATTTGCAGGGCGCTAAAATGGTAGAACCCAATCGGCCGGTTTCCGAAATATGGGACGCCGTCTCTCAGATCCAGGCTTCTGGCGTTCACGTTCCATGGGCCAACCATCGCGGCCTCGTTTTTGATGACAACGCAGGCCGGGAACTCGTCGCAGAGCTGCTCAAGAAACTTTTGGTCTGCATATTGCCAGCGATCGCCGACTAGTTCGCAGCGGGAGAAACACCACCCGCGTACCAAGTCAGACCAGCGTTCGGCTACGCGCTGATCGTTGAACACCATGAGTCCGACATTCAGCGCTCCGAACGGTCCGGCGTGCGACTCGACAGTCGGTCCCGGCGTGCCGCGCGATGCAGGAGCGAAGTTGTGGCCGACGAATGCTGCTGGCGCGCCGCCGGCCTCGGCAAAGAACGGCTCCGGGCTGCTGAATGCGTACAAATCAGCGTCCGCAAAGGCGCACGGCTCCCCCGTCCGATCCATCACGTCCGCAACGAAACGCGGGCCACACGTGTACATGTGCTCGACGTAGCTGCGCCGTGGACCGGGAAGCTTATCGAGTTCCAATTCGGGATGCGCGTCCAAAAAGTCTCGGCCCGTGACGCAGTCGATTCCGTTCTCGTCGCACCAAGTCGCCACTGCCGTTGATTCATCGTCGCTCTTCCACGCCAGCACATGCAGCTCGAACGGCCCGCAGTGTCGCACCATCGAGGCGTGGAGCGCCTTGAGGCGGCCCAGGTACGCGCCGTCTGCGTAGCTGCAAAAGTGCCTGGACTTGGCGAAGGTCAGCGTCCGGGATTCGCCATCCGCCGCGATCGACGACACCAGTTGGAACCCGCTGGCCTGCATGGTTGCGGCGATGTCTTCGCGATCAAAGAACCAGGCGGGGAACGTCTGGCCGTAGCCCTGCGTATGGATCCGTTGTGTCTCGTCGTCGCCGCAGGGAACTCTATGAAGCACAACCCACCGTCGCGACGCCTTGCAGAGCGCCGTGATGTGCGCGCGCCAATCGTCGACGTGCATGAGCGCGCAGCCGTCGACGACCACATCAGCGACCGGCTTCTCCATGACGGTCGCCGCGCCGAACTCGCCCGCGATCCACTGCGACTCGGGATAGCGTTCGTTCGCGATTCGGATCGCCTCCGGACTGATGTCAATGCCGTCGAATCGCCGGTACTCGATGCCGGCCCGATCCAGGATCTCGCGCCCGTATCCGCTCGCGCAGCCGACCTCCAGGATTTCACCGGGGCACTGCGTGGCGCGCACCGCTTCGGCCAGCGCGGTGAAGTGCGGCGGCCACGGCTTCTCGGCGAGTTGGTGGTCGACGAGGGCGCGTTGCTGCTGGGCGACGGATGGATCTTTCCAGGGGTTGCTCATTGCGCCACTCCGTACAGCGCCCGCAATTCAGATCGCGTTCGCTCATGCGTGAACGCCGCGAACTTCTGGGTCACGTGAATGTCGAGCCAGTGCGCAATGAAGCAGAGCATCCCGACCTGACGCCCCATCATCCACCACGTGCCGTCAGGGCGCGCTTCGAGGGACAGGAACTTTTCGTCGCTCGTCGTTGGGTGACCGCCCCAGGCGAAATTCAGAATCATATCCGGATTGGACTTGTCCAGTCGGTGCGCGCCGTGCTCGACGACAAGCCGATTCACGAACTCTTGCTCTCGCAGCTTGGGGTGCTCGCCGCCCATTACTGCATTCTGAGCACGCCCTCGGTAGAGACCAGCGACGTAGGGAGGCATCGAGAAGAAGCCACTCAAGATGTAATCCTCTTGCGCCACACTGATGCCGTCGCCGCAGTTGCGGCGCTCGCCGGGTGCACCGTAGCCAATCACGTTGAACTGACCCGGGATGAGAATCGTCGACAGATCGGCCAAAACTAACTGGTCACAATCAATCCAGCATATGTCATCGCCGTATTCCTTGGCCATCGCCGCGACCGCCGATACCTTTAGGCACATCTCAAAGCTTCCATCGTTCTGCACTGTGCCCTTCAGATCGATCGCATTCACGCGGACATCGATCGCGCCTTCCACTGGCCCGTCGGCGAAGACACTTAGCGATGCAGACGGATTGTAGCGATAGAACGTGCTGACCATCGCGCGCGCCCAGCCGCGATACTTCGCGCCATAGGCTGCCGTCACGAATATCACGTTGCATCCTTATTCGCGCGATGCCCACGCAGCTTGTCGGCCAGTTTTCTCCCGTACATCTCGATCTCGCCCTTTCGGCACTTACAGGACTCCGGACCATCGTCGACCGCATGGCACTCGCGGTGTATGCCAACCATTTCGCGCCACACTGGACTTAGATGGCACCACGCCAGATCCCGCATTAGCTTCGTCAGTACGTACCGGGCAACGCGCGGAGATGCCTGGTAAATGGCGTAGGCGATCTCGTCTGCGGTCGTCGTGATGGTCGTGTCGTTGATTCCGATCCTGTCGCCAATGACGACGCGAGCATCGCCCAGCTTCTTCACGTCGCCTCCTTGACCGCCGCGATGACGGCGTCCACTTCGTCGTCTCGAAGAAACGGATACAGCGGCAACGACAGGCACTCCGCCGCCAGCCGCTCAGCGTTCGGGAACTGCCCCGGCTCGCCGAGATGCGCCCAGCGCGTGTACTGGTGGATCGCGCGGCCATAGTGGACCATTGTCGAGATACCGCGCTCGCGGAGGTGCGCGGCAATGCGATCGCGCTCGGGGGACTCGATAACGTAAACGTGGTAGACGTGCTCGACGTCGTGCGCGTAATCTTCGCGCCCCTCGCTCGCGAGCGTGGCCGGAATGGTGACGTGCCCGAACAGTTCCTCGTCATACTGTCTCGCGATCGCCTGCCGCCGCTCGATCCACTCATTCACGTGCGGCAGCTTCACCCGCAAGATCGCCGCCTGCATCTCAGACAGCCGGCTGTTCTGACCACGACGTTGGATATCGCGTGTTTCTGTCAGGCCATAATGCCGAATCAACCGGCACGCCTCGGCGATCTCGGCATCGTTCGTGATAATCACGCCGCCGTCGCCGGCCGCGCCCAATATTTTGGAAGGGTATGCCGACAAGGCCCCGCACCGGCCCATCGTCCCCGCGAGCTGCCCGTTCCACGTCGCGCCCATCGCGTGCGCCACGTCCTCGACATCGGCGCGCGTGGCGTCCTCGGCGAGCCCATAGAGGTGGACCTGCAGATCGCAGTTGCGCGCGTTGCGCGTGACTGGGTCGATGTCCTTCAGGATCGGGATCGTGCCGGACGCCTCCATCGCATTGATCGTGGCCGGCGCGGTCATTGCGGTAACGTCGGCACTGTCGACAACGCCCGTCGACGGATCGCTCGCCGACGTCGCGCGGAGAGCTATCTCGACCGCGTCTGTGCCCGATGCGACCCCGACGGCGTACTTGACACCGTGCCAGTCGGCGATCTCCCGCTCGAACGCTTCGAG